AATAACATCCGTCTCGACCCGGCTCGCCAGCTTGATGACGTCGGCCAGCAGTGTCGCCGTCTGCGAGTTGCCGCCGTTGCTCTGGAAGTCGATCTCGGCGCCGGTACGGGATTCGATGACGTCGGCGATCACTTTGTCGAGCGCCACGAACTGGTCGGCTATCCATGAGCTCGTTCCGCTCCCGCTGTGGACGAAGTTCGCAACGATGTCACTCGCCGTGTCGGTCGGGATCTGAAACTCGCCGTTGTCCCCGACGAGAACCGACTGGGCCAGATCGATGGCCTGCTGGGCGCGCTGGAACTTTTCGTCAAAGTAGTCCGCCCACCGGAAGAGTTCGCGGACGAGCCAGTTGAACTGGTCGTGGTTGAAGTCCTGCTCAAACTGGAAACCGCCGGGCCGTTCAGTCGACGGCTCGGAGACGTCCTGAGCGTCGGCAGATTCGGCCCATTCTCGAGAGTTTTGCGGTCGGTTCGCCATGGGTTAGAGCACTCGTGAGAAGGTATTGTTGAAGCCCTGCGAGGTCGACAGGCGGATCGGTGAATTCGTCGCTTCGGCCAACGTCAGCCCGACGCCTCCGGGCCGGACGCGAGCCATGATGCGCTTGATGGCCCGAACCCGGTCGGCCGCCATCGCCCGAGAGCGGTAGGCCGTCAGGCGCACGCCCGCCGGAGGATGGTAGTACGACTGGATGTCCGACGGGGCCGTCAGCAACTGATAGATGCGAATCATCTCGTCGAGTGTCCCGGTCGACAGGTTGGCCGGGATCGCCCCGCGGATCATCTGACGATAGGTCGGGTCGTCGAGGGTGACCCGCTCGAGGTTCACCAGTTGTCCCCACTGATCGAGCGCGTCGCCGTCGGCGACGTCCAGCAGCGTGTCGACATGCACCGCCCACTGGTCGTCCTCCTGGCGCTGCAGCCCGCAGCCGATCGCCGTCATGAGGTGATTCATGCGCGTGGCATCGCGAAACTGCCACGGAAGCGCCCCTCGGGCGCGTTCAGGGAAGTCGTCAATATGGGAGAGGCGAATCGGCATTTATCTCAGGTGGGAGTCTGCTACAGTGTCGAGAGTGTGAGGTGAACCTAAATGCGGAGGAGACCGATGCGACGATGGATACTGCTGTGTGCGCCCCTCGCCTTGCTGGCCTGCTCGTCGGGAGCGCCCGGGGGCACAGCGTCGAGCTCGACCGACGCCTCGAGAGCCGATACCGGGGCGGCCGATACGTCGGAGTGTCCCTGTCCCGGGACGCTCGTCTGTGAGCGAGGCTTCTGTGTGCGGCCGCCGAGCGATGCGACGGGTTCGCCGTCCCAAGACACATCGACCGGAGGCGAAGATGTCGAGCCCCAAGACGACGTAAGCACTAGTTTTCAGGACGTTACGGCCGATACTTCTGACGATGCCGGGCGGGACGATGCCGGCCAAGCCGATGCCTGTGAGTGCTCCGATGCGTCGAAGAAGTGTTGTGACGGGTGCCACTTGCTGCCCGAAGGGCGTGGTTGTGCGGAAGATGGAGAGCGCACAACCTGTGAACCTGGCGGGTGCGCCGGTACTTGGAAGCACACCCGTACGTTTGCCGAGTGTGACGGAACATCCCCGACATGCCCTGAACCCACCAAGAAGGTTTTGGACAGTGAAAACTGTCAAGAAGGTGAGTGGTGTTATCCTGTAAAAGGGTGTCAAGAGTCGTTTCGGCGATGTCGTTAAACAGTAGATACATCGACCCCGTTATTCGTCACCACCTTCGTCGCATTCGGCGTAATGTCGCTTGATGAGCCGTTCAGCTCGAGCGTCTGGACGTTCTGAACCCCGTCGATGGCGTCGAGGATGCCGTAGATGTCGAGGAGTCGAGCCGCATCGCCGACCTGCCGGGTTTTGAGGTAGTCCTCGACCTGGCGTTCGACGACCGGCAGTACGTCGGCCGAGTCGTAGCCATCCTCGAGTGTCAGGTCGATGTCGGCCGACACCTGAAGCGCCTGGGCGTAGTGGAAGTCAATCTCTTTTTTGGTGTCATCGTCGGCCTTGACGGTCCGGGTCACCGTCGAAAGGCCCGAGTCCTTGGCCGTCCCGATGCCGGCGGCGAGCGTCTCGTAGAGTGTCGCCGCGACCTCCTTTTGTTCGTCGTCGGTCAGCCCGCTCGGATAGACCACCACCCCGACCGTATGCGGGTCGTGGTCGACGCCCTGGACGGTCTGGGTCTGGTTGGTTGGGTTGTCGAGGACGACGACGGCCGACAGGAAGTCCAGATCCAGTAGATTCGCCCGAATGGACGGAAGCGTCGCGCTCCCGCGGATGGCCAGCGACTGCGGCACCCGAATCCGAAGCTCGGGATCGGACTCGCGGTCGCGGCCGCCCACAGCCGGGATGGGGTTGGTGGTCGAGTCCCAGCCTGAGACCGGCGTGACGATGGAATCGACCGCAAACTGAGGTGCCGAGATGGCGCCCTTGTCGTCGGCTTCGATGCGGCCGTAGCCGTACCCTTCCGTACTCGACCCACCTCCCGGAATCTGCGACAGTCCGACATCGAAATCGACCCCCTTGGGCGAGGTGACGACCAGATAATCGGCCAGTGGGTCGGTGGTGGCATCGATGATCTCGGCGTCGAGGTTCGCGTCGATGGCACCTTTGGAGAGCAACTCCTGACGAATGCCCGCCAGAATATCCTCAACCGTATCGGACGGCGAGGCCTGGTAGGTCACCGACGTATCGACCCCTGCGGAGGGGATGGCGACCTCGACAACCCAATCCCCCGACGAGGCCGACGAGACCCCAATTCGAATGCCGATACGGACATCTTCTTGGAGGGTCCACCGGAGTCGCCCATCGGGGCCGCCCCCCTCGACTTGCTTGCCGGCCGGGATGACCGTGTTGATGTCGCCGCGGAACGCCTGCGCGGGAACGGTGGCCGCCTGTGCAGGCTTCCGAGAGATGCCCACCGTGGCGGCGAGGGCGTCGAGCTGGAGGCCCGTCGCATTGTTGACGTCGCGAGCGTCGTAGATGGTTTGGAGCGACTCGGAGAGGTCACCCAGCAGGTTGGCGACGACCACGAGCATGTGGACGACGACGTTCGAGCGCGTCAGATCCAGCGTCTCGCCGGTACGCGCCTCGAACTCCGAACGCATCGTCTCGAAAAATTCCTGCGGGCTGCGGGCTTCGAACCCATCGTCAGTCAGTCCAGCCATCTCGACCTCAGCAGCGGTTTACGACAAGATGAATCGGATGAACGTCGTCTGGTTGAAGCTCAAAGGTCAGATCGAGCCCGACCGCCTCGCCGGACTCGGCCTGCACTTCGGCCGTAAAGCTCCACGAATCGCCGTCGTCATTGACTTCGAAGCTCGTCACCTCCTCGACGCCCTCGGTCCGGGCGATCTCAGATCGGATGACGGGCGCGACATCGCGGGCCTCCGTTTGAGCGTCGGTCAGCCAGTCGATCCAAGGAAGTCCCGCCGTCTCGTCAAAGGGCCATTCGCCCTCGGCCAGCCGGAGACGCACAGCCACCCGCTGAGGAATCAGCTCGCGGGTCGTCGTCAGTTGCGGCTCCGGGGGCAAGTCGCCGTCTTGGAGGAGGACGTCGGCCATTACTCAGACTTCACCTTGTCGGAGGCGACAGATTCGGCTGAACCGCGGGGCTGGAGCTGGGTAGTGGTGTCGACCTTCGTGTATTCATCGACCTCATCGTTGTTGGGATCTTCGTCGGGGCTGAGGACCGTATTTTGCACGGCCATCTTGAGCTCATGCGTGTGGTTGTTCATCCGGTCCCAGAGATCCTGGAGCTCCTGTTCGACGAGACCGGCGAGCGCCACATACATCGACGGCCCGGCCTTGCCGAGGTGAAGCTCTTGGCCGCTGTCGGTGCCGAACACCACCGCGTCACTGTCGAGCCGGCCCGATGAGATGGCATTTGCGAAGCTTCTCAGCCCGGGCTCGACGATGGCGTCCGACAGATCGAAGCGCCGCGGGTCCTGGGGCTCGGCCCGGTCGCCGCCCTGCTCCATCACTTCGTCGATTGAACGCTCGGCCACACACAACTTGACGGGGTCCCCCGACTCAAGCGGGAAAGTGAGCGAAAACCCTCCCCCGGTCGGAAACCGAACCGGGCAGTTCGGCACCGGCTCCGGGTAGTAGGTTTGGCGCTCCCCCGTTTCGGGATCGCGGTACGAAAACTCGACGCGGGACTGGACGGTCGCGCGTTGCTCCGAGTGATCGTAGTCGAGGATCGTCGCCGGCAGCACGGTGTGGATACGGGCGGTCTCCGTGCGAATAACCTCCCGCAGCACCTCGTCTGGGTCGTCTTGCTGGCTCAAACAGGGACTCCTGTCGTTTTGACGTAAAACTTCTTGCCGGTCCAGTTGTCGCCCTGGAACTGCACGCCGCGGGCTCGGTAGATGCCAGTTCGGGCGGCGGACTCCAGCTTGAACCGGTCGCCCGGCCGGAGGCTCGGCACAAGCAGTCCCGTCACCTCGACCCCACTGTCGGTCTTGGTCGGCTCGCCGACGAGGTTGCCCTTCGTCGACGAAAAGAGCGCCCCGCGTTGGCCGGTGTCGTCGCCCTTGGCGATCAGCCGTAGCTTGCCGTCCTGAATGGACCAGTCGGCGCCGGCGCCTTCGGCGATGCGATCGAGCACGTCGCGGGCCGGGCCCGAGATGTGGGCGCCTCGCGGCAGCTCGACGTCGTTGGGAACGTCGATGCGCCCGACGTCGATCCCGTCGAGCTTGCCAGCCAGACGTTCGACGACCTGCCGATAGTTCGAGGCCGTCGTCGCCGCGTAGTTGAGGCGAGTCGACTTGATGGCCCGGCCGCCATCCTGAGCTTCGACCTTCAGGATGCGGTCAACCGTCTTCTTTTTCTCCTCGAGCCCCCCATCGACGACGGTGCCCTGGAAAATGAGTTGCGGCGCCTCGGGCTCGTATCCGGCCAAAAGGCGGACGAGCGCGCCGTCGCGGCGAAACGCTGCAATCGATGCCTCGGAGAGGTTGTAGACGCGAATCGTCGCCGAATTGGGCGAGCGGCCTCGAGTATGCTGGACGTCGAAGGCAATGCGCAGATCGCGCCACTCGCGCCCTTTCGATCCGGGTTGGCCCACCTGGAGGACAGCCTGTCGCCCAAACTGTCTCATTGCACCTCGAAGTCTCGGGGTGACCCGGGTCGATCGAGCTCACCCTCGGCGTAGTAGATGACCAGCAGGGTCTCGCCGAGCGCCTGACGCTGATAACGGGCGGGTCCACGCACGATGAATGTGCCAGGCGGGGCGCCCTCGAGTGGACCGGCCAGAAGTGGCAGGCTTTGAGGCGAGAGCCGACGTCCCAACGCAATCGGGGTGCCGTCGGCCTCGAACAGATCGAGATACCAGGCGCGAGGGCGTGCTCGCCACGTCAGACGCACCCGGTAGGGTTCGCCGTCGAGACGTACCTCCTGGGTGTGGCGATCGAGGTCGGGAAATGTCTGCAACACTTTGGGCATCACTGCACCGTCTGAG